ACTGCATTAATTTAGAGTCTGTTTTATTAGGATTGTCTAAAAATATCAAGGTATTGAGTTTAAAGAACTGTAGGTTAACAGAAGACGGACTAGAAGAAACATTGAGTTCTTTTAGACCCACAAAAACTTCTTCGGCTAACATATTTCCGGGCTCTTTACCTCCTTTCAGAAAGTCTTATAGTACTCTATTAGACCTAAGAGGCAATGACATTAACTGGGGTAACAATAGGATTGCATCTAAGATTAGGTTGTTAGTCACAAACAATTGGCTGGTATTATGGGATAATGCCCCTCCAACAAATGTAATCCCGATTCAAATGTATGCTTTCTTTCCTAAGAATCTAAGTAATATCCAAATAGACCAATACTATGGCAGACCTAAGATCTAAATTTATTGAAGACTACGCTGGTGGTCTCTTAAATGTATCTAGACAAGAACTTTCAAGCACTGGAGAAGTGCTCTCTCAAGATGGATTGCTATCTGATAGCAGCATATTTGTGGAGGATGGCTCCGGATCAAAGAGCGGGCTAAAGCTCGGTGTTTCTATCTGTGAGGTGGTAGACCCTACAACACCACAAGGTGCTGTTAGTGTTCGATACGCCGATAGAACATATGCTAGCACCAGGGACTTAAAAATATTCTCTACGGCCCTGGCATCGGCACAAGCGGCATTATCAGACGCAACGGCCTCTTCAATAACTAATTTAGAAAACGCTTTTCAACTTCTAGAGACCGCACAAGATACACTACAAAGTACTTTCTCTTCTAGGAAAGATATTGTAGATGGTCAGCTAGAGAAATTAGAAGAGATAAGTACGCTATCTGCTGAGGTGTCTAGGCTCGGGGAGACACAAGAAGCACTAAGAGCTACTTTAACTTCATTTGTGACTCAAGACGAGGTTGTTAACACCTCAAGGTTTTACACCTCGACGGGTAATACTGTTCGTGCTTCTATCGTTCAATTCTACAAAACAAGAGGAGAGAAGCCTAACGACAATGGATCACTCCGTAGACAAGACGAGCTTGGTAAAATCGAGTTTGCAGGAAACGACGGAAACGTTAAGACTATTGGTTCCTCTATATGCGCAATAGCGTCTAGCTCTTGGGATAGTGAAGAAAGAGGCACATATATAGGATTTAATTGGGTAGGAACAGACCAGACAACTAATTCAATAACTCCAACAGAATGGATTTCCTTTGGTAAGCCAGTTAATATAGACGACGAAATTGGGCCAAGAACTATTACATTTGCTTCTCCTCCATTGAGCGAAGCTGGCACAATTCTTAGATCAAATGTTAGTATCAACGGATCCGGTCAAATTGTAAAGTCGCTTACCCCATCGATTACAGTTTCAGAGCTAAAAACTGCTCTAAATGCCAGTGCTGATTACGACACCTTTAAAACAGCCGTGCTTGCTCTGATAGATTAACTTAAAAATACTTCTTCTAATACTGCTTTTTCTAGTCGGATCGCGTAAATCGGCCCGACTTTTTTTAGTATAGCAAAGACTATACCTTCTCTCTTGTCTGTCTCAGATGGCAAGAGTTCTTCTGTCACATTTTTTAAAGTATCATCACCGCCTAGCATAGGAGCAATATGTGTTTCTCCAAAAAGCCAGGTTATATCTGACTGATCTTCTGTTGCTATATATAATCCTATTGGCTCATTCTCCCTTAGGCTTTTTTTAAATGCCGGGATCAATTCCTTCTCTAATACAGAGATGTTTTTAAATATACTTTTAATTTTTTCTCGTGCTTCTGGATGTTCAAACATTACATTTTTTCAATTTCTACGCCAAGCTGCTTTAAAACATCAATACCGTCAGTGATTCTATATTCATGGCGATAATAGACTTTTTTAACACCCGCTTGAGCAATCATTTTTGAGCAATCAGGACATGGACTGTGTGTGCAGAATAGCTCAGCTCCGTCAATAGACTCGGAAGATTTTGCCATCTTAATCAATGCGTTTTGTTCAGCATGTAGAACAAAAGGATTTGTGCTGCCGTCTTCTTTTTCACAACAGTTAGTATGAAAACCTGAAGGAGTCCCGTTCCAGCCATGAGCTAAGATACTCCCGTTTTTGACTACAATCGCGCCTACTTTCATTCGATCACACTCAGATACTTCAGAAAAAAGTTCAGCAGTCTTCATGTAAGCTTCTTTGATTTTAGGCTTCATAAAATAGATTCTTCTATCTATTATATCATTTAAATACGTTTATGTCTAACATCTGTGATACCTTGTTCTTCCTTTAAGAACTTCTTATAGGCTTCAAAGTGGCGTATGTCCTCTTGTCCTAAGAAGATCTTACCCGTTTTAGGAGGCCTTGATTTTTTCTTTTGTACTAGAGGTTTTTCAGATGGTTCTGGGTCCGTAAAAAAGTTTTCTAGCTCCTCTTGAGGGATCTTGTACTTCTCTTCTTGAGTAGGTTCTACAGCTTTAGCTGCCGCTGGCTTCCTAGGCTTTCTTACTGTCATATCCTTCGTCTCCTGCAGGTAGAACAGCCTGCCCAGCCATTCACCCTAGAGGGGCCTGGGTACTGTGTTCCTGGGGCGTCTACACTAGAATTAACTTCTACAAGGCCTGGCGCCAATGTAGATGCTTTCTTGGTTCTTTTATCAGCCCAATTTTGCCAACCCCACATGTCTTCTGATCCGTAGACGTGAGGATTTTGTTCAGAATTATTAGCCATAGAAGCTCTGGTATTTCTAGAAGGTCCGGGATTAACTCTATTAGAGGACTTTAGATATTTGTCCTGAGATAGGGCCTCTCTAACATACGCCATGTTTTGAGTTGTTTTAGCCCTGTAGTCAGAGTTTTGTCTCAGGGTTTTCCAAGACTCATATGGCGCATTTGAAGAATTAATAGCCATTTTTATTTCTATCTAAGATGTCTTTAAACAAAAAATCAAAATTAGAGTTTAAAGAAAAGAACGTATAACTCAATGTAAATCATGGCTACCAGCAAAATGTCTCGGCCTGGGGCAGAAGAAAATGGCACTTTAGAGACCATAAGTGCATTTGATTTTGGCGAACCTGAAGTCGTTCCCGTAGAAATCAGCGAAGGGAAGTTCTTGTACCTTAAAGAACCATGCGCAGAGGATCTAATCTATATCTCTAATATCAACGACGATAAGAAATTAGGAGAGATCGAAGCAACACTTCAAACGATTTGTATCCTTCATGCTCCTGAGGCTGGAGGCAAAAAATTGTCCATGAGAGATGCTAAAAGATTAACTGCAAGACAATTAAAAAAGATTGGCGAAGCCCTTGGTAGCTTATTAGGATCTGATGAGTGAGAAGTACTCTACAATAAGAAGGCATGACTATACCATATCTATAGTTGATAAGAATAGCAATGCTTTACATTTTAGAGATATCACGGGAGAAGACCTAGAATTTTTTGAGAGGTTTTTTGAAGAGAGCAAGGAATTATCAATAAGTGACGTTATGGATATACTAGAGAAGATAAACCTATCGACTATAAAGATAGGCCAATTAACACCAAAGGTCATAAAGGAAGTTTTTGAAATTGTAGTGAAAGAGATATTTTGCAATTTTATGCCGAAACTCAAATGGTTAGAGGTATGTTACGCTTTACAAAATAATTCTTTTGTTGCGATGAATTTTTTTGAGTCTCAACCCATGACTAAAATCATGGCAATGATTCAAGTCCATCAGGATGCAATATCCGAATTAAATAAATCGCAATCTAAATGACAGACGAACTAAGACTGAAACTCATATTAATCCTGTGCTCGATTGTAGTGCATAAGAATGATTCCGAGCTAAAAGGGTTTGTTAAAGTATGCTCTCATCACGTTACAGACTCCGATTTCAATAAGATAATGCGTAAGTCTCTTAAGATCTTAGAGCTTCAAAAATGTGGTAGCGAGAGCTGCCCAGATTGGTTAATGAATAACCTATTTGATTTGTACAAAAACGAACCAGAAGATTAAAGCTTATAAATGGCTATTTGTTTAAAGGCTATCTGAAAGGCCTCTTACTTTGCAAAGATTTAATTTATGGCTAATCCTGTAAACATCAATGTAGGCGCTCTACAGCGCCCCGGAGTGTTTGTTACTCAGTCCTCAACTGGTGGATTACCCCAGCCTTTGGCATCTCATGCCATTGGCTACATCTTTGGCTCTACACCTGTAGATCCATATGATGAAAATCCCCTGGACGAGTATTCATCTCTCCCCCCGTACCTACCAACACAAGTTGGTTCTTTACAAGACTGGATTCAAAAAGCCGGCGGTATCCCTACCGCTGCTAATAACCCCAAGTCTATCGCTTCATACGATTCCGTGAAAGCATTCTTCGAGAATGTTGGCGTCAACGGAATTCTATACTACACTCGCGTAACTCCTACTCCAGAATCCAAGGTCGTCGTGACCAAGGCTGCTGGATGGAACTTATTCTCATTAAAAGTTGGTGATCGTTACTTCGGGGATAAGTCCCTGGGTATCAATGATTCCGACGGCGTAGAGATCAGAGTTATTACAACTACTGCTCTTGATGCAAATGACAACGCGTTTGATATCGTAGGTTATCTTTCACAAGATGATCCTGACTTCAAAACGTTTTATAGAATCGAGCAAACAGACGAAGAAGCAAAACAAGCTACCTTCAGAATTTACTCTAAAGACGTTCGCGTAATCCCGACCATCCAAAGCTTCAAAGGTTATCAGATTTCTGATACCGCCTATGCGACTCCGACAGATGCAGGAACTATTAGTCGCTATGTTCCTATTAAAGAACTTGATTTTAGATGCGTTGCTAGAGACGTATCATCTCAAGAACCTATTCTTCCTATCTCTGGCTCTGCCATTGGTAATTTCTTAGAAGAAACATCTGTAACTGGAAAGACAGCTTCTGCTGGCTCGTTCACCGCTTCAACTGGCGTTGTTACAATGGGCTCAGGAGAGATCGCTAAGCTTAGCATTGGAGCTGATGCTCTTGCTGCTGGTGATAAAGTTGTTTTTGAAGGAATCAATCCTGGCCAAGCTGCTTATAGTTCTGCCGGTGAGCTTCCTACTGGAAATATTTTCTATAGCACTACATACGCTGTCTTAAGTGTATCTGGCGATACTTTTATCCTCGATAATGGTTCGAGTGCTGCTCTCACTTTTACGTCTGATGACGCTTTAGAAGTAAGAGTTCGTAGACTTGCCTATGACCCTGCTGTTCAAGCAGACGTATTTAAGGCAATCGAAGACTTCTTGCTTGATCAAGAGATCTACGCAGCTGACAGCAACATCCCAGATAACAAGATTGTAGCCGTTACTACTGACGAAAGAGTCGGAAAAGACGACCATATTAAATGGTCCGATGGATTCGCCGCTTATTATCAGTGGGATGCTGGCACTACCGCCTTTACTGCAGGAGCAGCTGGAGGAGGCCTAACCGAGGTTCCTAATGGAACGATCACTTCTGTAGGCGGTAATGTTACAAGAACCGGATATGTTCCTGACAGCGTCCAAGTTTTCTATGTAAACATCGCAGGAGAGAACAGAGTCATTATTGCTAATGGCGCTACCCCAGACGAGCTTACAGCAGACATTGTTAAGTCGCTCAAAGAAGTTATTGCAGAGAAAGAACTCGATCCTTACTATAATGTAGATGCAGTTACTGTTGACTACTCTGGTCTAGGAGCTGGTAACTTTGCACCTAACAACGGTGTTGCAATCTCCACCTCTACTGCTAATGCAGGTAAGCCTGCTCTTCGTCCTACAAATGACGGAAAAGCACTTACAGGAACTGTTGCAACAACAGCTTCTAACACAACTATCCAAGGATCGACTTCAGCTCAGAGCGGAACAGTTCAGCTCTTAGCAAGTGGAGCTTTATTGGGTTCAGGCACGGATTTCCTTTCATCTATTGCCGCCGGATATAGACTCCTAATTGGATCTGCTACATACGAAGTTGTTCAAGTCTCTTCTAACACTCAAGCTATTGTTAGTAACGTAGCTGGTGACACTATTGCTGCTGGCGCAAGCTACAGTTCAGTAGCAACCAGATTTACTGAGAGCCTTTATACCGGATCTTATGTTGTTATTAATGGTTACAGATTCGAAGTTGCAAGTGTAACTAACGACTCTGCTTTTGTTGTAACTACTGCTCCTGCATTCACTTCTAGTTCTACTACTGTTTACCTAGATAGTTCTATTGCTAACGGATTCTATCGTCACGATTATATCCTCAAAGTAAAAATTACTTCTAAGAACGGTATTCCTTCTCCTGTTGTTCCTGGTCTTAACAGATACGGCCAGAGAGATACCAACGTAGTTAGGATCAACTCGCTTTCTGAAGCTGCTGATTTCTCTGCTTATAAGTTATCTTCTAAAGCAAGAGCTCAGGATTTTGTCTATGCTATCGAGCAAGGCATGGGTGCCAGTGAATATCGCCCCGGTTTCCTCTTTGCCCCAGAAGCATATACAAGCTTCAAGCAAGAAACTGGTGTCCTTACCAAGAAAGAAGCAAGAGAAGAAAGAGTGAAAGTCTCTCAAGCACTTCTAAGAGCTGCCGAAGGTAAGCTTGGTGAAGTTGAGGGTATCTCTGGTACTCAGCACATCGCGCTCATCGATTGCGGAGCTGATGAACTCAGCTTGAGTGAAGTACAAGATGAACTCGCTTATGTTAAGTCTACAGCCGGTGCTCCTTTTGGTCACGGTGCTTTCTATGCCCCTTACATCAAGAACGCTGCTGATAGATTTGTTCCTCCTAGTGCGTACATTGCAGGTATTGCCTGCTCTAGATACGTTAACGAAGGATTCCAACAATCCCCCGCTGGTGCAAGATACCCACTAAGAGGAGCCAATGGCCTCCGCTTTGATATCACTGCTCAACAGCAAGAAGTTACATACCCTCTAGGCCTCAATCCAATTAGAAGCCTACCCAATAGAGGAATTGTTGCCTGGGGCGCTAGAACAATGAGTCCAAATGCTCTCTTCAAGTTTGTTAACACGAGGGCGATCCTTAACGTCCTTCTTGATGTTATGGCTAGGAGCTTCGACGATGTTCTCTTTGAACAGATCGATTCTGCTGGTACACTCTATTCTAGAGCCAAGTCTATTGCCTCTCAGGTCATGGGCCAACTTTATCGTCAGGGTGCGCTTTTTGGTGCAAGACCAGAACAAGCATATCTCGTTGTTTGCTCTGATGCCAACAATAGCCTAGCTGATCTGGAAAATGGAACATTAAGACTCGATGCTTACGTGGCTACATCGCCAACGCTTGAGCGTCTAGTTGTTACTGTGGTTAGAACACCTGCTGGTCAGGTTGCTCAGGTACAGGATTCGTTCTCTAGAAACGTAGATAGATTCGACTATCTCCTTAACCAAACTACCGTTTGATAATTAAAAATGTCTGATAATCAAGAACAGGTTATAAACTCAAAAGAGCCTCTATCTTCTCAACAAAAGAAGAAATCTGTGCATATAGAAATGTTCAGAGCTGGTGCTCAAATCAGCTCTACTGGGCAAAAATTAATGTTCACAGAGGAGGATCTGGATCAGGTTGTTGGGACCTATGTTCCTGGTGACCACGAGGCCCCTCTTATTATCGGGCATGATCAAACAGACGGAACCCCAGCATTGGGTTGGGTAAAAAATCTTTGGAGAAAAGGTAAGGCTTTATGGGGTAACGTTGAACTTACTCCTAAAGCTGAAAAACTAATTCGCGACGGAGTGTTTAAGAAAGTAAGTAGCTCGTTCTACTTACCCGAGGCTGAGACAAACCCTTATCCCGGAAAATTAGCACTTCGTCATCTTGGACTAGTATCAATTCCTGCCGTTAAAGGCCTAACCGCTTTTTCCGAAGGTGAACTTAATAACGAAAAAATTATTAACTTGACTCCCGAAGAGGGGGACATCACTATTTCGTTTAAAGAAGCCTTAGAAACAAACAACTTTGCTATGACTAAAAAGAAAAACAATGACGTAGTCAAGGAGGTCTCGGTCGATCAAACAGCTGATCATGCCGAGGGCGGAATGACCGTCAATATCAATATCGGCGGAGGCAAACCCTCCGTCTATGACGACTCAGGCAATGAAGTCAGCGAAACAGGTGCTCCTGCCGACTATAAAATGGAGTATGCTGCTGACGAAGAAACAGATGAAGAAATGGCTCCTGAAGCTGAATCCGAAGCCCCCGAGGGTGAAGGTGAAGGCGATGACATGGGTCTAGAAGATGAAGCTCCTACCGAAGAAGGTATGGGCGACGAAGAAGCTCCTGCTGAAGAAGGCATGGGTGATGAAGAAGCTCCTACCGAAGAAGGTATGGGCGATGAAGAGGGAGAAGGCAATGAGCCTGCTAAAGAGGACGGCGAAGAAGATATCTCTGGTGAAATGGAGAATAACGACAAGAAAATTGCCTCTCTAGCTGCCGAGTACGACGAAGACGAGCTCTTCCAAGCACTGGCTCTCAAGAAGCAGGCCGGCTCCATGATGGAGAAGGGCGCTTCCTATGGCGAAATGCCAGAAGGACTCAAAAAGCACATGGAAGAAAAGGAAGGAAAAGGAGAGGACGACGAAGAGAAAAAGGAAGAGGCCGATCACGCTGAAGAAGTAGTTGATAACGCCGAAGAAAAAGAAGAGGAAAAGAAAGAAAAGGAAGAAGCAGATCATGCTGAAGAAGTAGTTGACAGTGGCGAAGGCTGCGGCGAAATGGAAGAAGAGAAGAAGAAAAAGGAAGAGGACGAAGACGAGAAAAAATCTGACATGTCCGAAAAGGTTAAAGAAGAAAAGAAAGAAGAGAAAGCTGACCACGCCGAAGAAGCTGCACCTGTGGCTACCGAATCTCTAGATCATAGCGAATCCGCTATTGGAGATCAGAGCGTTGATAACCTTAACGCTCGAGTAGCCGAACTCGAGGAAGAGCTTAATAAGCAAAGAA